CTTTGCGTATGGATATACCATCAATGGGTTATTCAATCAGTATTGGGGTAGATACATCAATGAATTATACGATGATGATGCAAGGGTAATGACTTGTAATATTTACTTTGACCCATACGAACTACCAACCATTCAGTTGAATGATAAAATCTTTATCAAAGACGCATACTATCGTATCAACAAAATTAGTGGTTTTAATCTTTCTAAAAAAGAATCAGTTCAAGTAGAGTTATTGAAAGCCTCCGTAAGTCAGTTTACATTTAAACGGCATCGTGGAGTAAAGGTTTCAAATATTAAAACTGCTGATTTAACGCTTAGTAGTTTTGATACAATCTCCGGTCAAGCAACTTATGTTGATATCAACACGGGCGAAACCTACTCTTCAGGCTCGTTCTTGAAAAACATTGCAAAGTTAGATTCATTAGCCTTTGAAGGTGATAAGGCTGTGTTTACGCCTGAATTTAATTTAACCCTACAAACCGATGGTAGAAACTCTTTAGATGGAAACTTTAACCAAGACCAATCTATTGGATACGCATTGGGTAATATCACCGAAGGAACAATTGGTAAGGATGTGGATAGAGCCATCGCGGTGGGTTCTAACATTAACTTACAACAAAATGTCCGTTCAGCCCTAACCATTGGTGATAACTTAACTGTTGGTTCAGGTTCTACCTTTGCTACCATTTTGAATAGTGATGGTGGAAATATCATTGATGAAAACAATTATGGATTTATCATTGGTGGTTCCGGCTCTTCAATTGCAGGTGGTGATTATGTGGGAGTTATTAACTCTGAACTTGCAACTGTAAGGGAAAGTGATTACACTACCCTTATCAACGGACACACAAATGATGTAGTCCTAAATGGTTCAGGCCATTTGGTATTGGGATTAAACAACGAAGGTCTTGGTTTAGATTTACTGAACTATCGTAATAACTCCAACTACTTGGGTGATACCTACAATGGTGGGGCTATATTCTCTGAATTCGCTACATTACAAATGGGTGTAGGTGAGGTAACCTTAACAGGCTCTAATAGTGGTCAAGGTAAACACGATAATCTTTTTATTCTTAATTGGTCTGGACTATCCCCTGCTACAAGTATTATCAACCTTCCAAGTTCGGTAAACTCTGATTACAAAAAGATTAAGTATACCTTTATTTCTAATGGAACCTTTGATGGTGGAACTCAAGTAAAGATATTACCATTTGGTGCTCAACTAATAAATGGGGTATCGCAATATACATTACAAAATGCTTACGAGTCAGTTACTCTTTTTTCAGATGGAGTAGGTTGGATTACTTCCCAAGCCTCTTCAGGCGGTAGCGGTGGTATTCACTATGGTTCTTTTTATGATACAACTGACCAAACAGCAACTGTTGCTAATACACAATATTCAATGTCATTTAATTCTATTGATATTGTAGGTGGGGTTACTTTAGCTAGTGGTTCACGGATATATCCCAATGCAATAGGAACCTTTGATATTCAGTTTTCTGCTCAACTGAAGAAGAACACGGGTGGTGATGTAAAGGCTTATGTTTGGTTAGCAAAGAATGGTACTAATGTTGCTGATACAAATGGTGCTATAACCATTGCTGGTGGTAGTGGTGCTGAAACCATAGCTGGTTGGAACTATTTTGCAAAGAGTACCTCATTAACTGATTTCTTTGAATTAAGATGGGGTAGTGATACTGCTGGTACTAAACTTGAAACCCTAACTCCTGCAGTAGGACCTGGCATACCATCAATCATTTTAACAGTAGACCAAATAGGTTAAACGATTGTGAATATTATGAGAAATAGCTTATATACCCCACCGCTCAGTAATGCTTATTTATATAACATTAGCAGCGAGTTGGACACCAAAATAGATTCTATTGAGGGAACGCGTGGTTTGAGCGATTTAACGAAAATAAAAAAAGGATAGAAAATGGCTAAAACAGTAGCATTTGATGTAGAAGTCAATAGTGGAAACTCCATAAAAACGCTTGATAGCTTAAAGAAAGAGTTAGAGCAAATCAATGCTGAGTTGGAACAAACCGAGATTGGTTCCGCTGCATTTACTAAACTTTCAGATGCTTCAAGAAAAACAGCATCCGAGATAAAGACATTAAACAAAACCTTTGAGGGTTTAGAACCACAACAAAAAACGGAAGCGTTCTTAAAAGGGTTTGAAGCAATATCAGGTGCTGTGGCTGTAACCACCGGAACTTTAGCCCTATTTGGTGTTGAATCCGAAACCGCTGGTAGGATTGAACAAAAGGTTCAAGGAGCCATTGCAATCGCAATTGGTGCAAGAGCCATAGCAGAGGGTGCTTTACAAGCCAGAGTAGCGGCACGATTGGTTGCAGAAAAAGCAGCTACTGTTGCTACCCAAGCAGCTACTGTAGCCCAAGGGATATTTAACGCTGTATTAAATCTAAACCCAATCTTCTTGTTAGTCACAGTCCTTGCAGCTGTTACCGCAGGTATATATTTGTTTACCAAAGCAATTGGTGATAACACCGAAGATGTTAAGAAAAACAATGAGGCATTATTAAAGAGAAATCAATTACTTGAAGATTCAGCCGGTTTCCAAGTTAGGGTTGCTCAAGCCACAGGTCAATCTGCTAGAGTAATAAAAGAGGCTCAGATTGAACAAACCAAAGCATCTTTAGCAACCCTTGAAGCAGAATACAAATTGGCTAAAGCTGGTGAAGAGAAAACTAAAGTGGCTGGTGAGATTAAAAAAGCTCAAGATGATTTGATAATTCAAGAACTTGAACTTGGTAAGGTTAAACAAGATGAAGTTGATGCGGAAGCAAAAAGGTTGGAAGAGGCTAGAAAAGTAAGAACAGATAACGCAGAAAAAGATAAGGCAGAAAGGGCTAGGATAGCGGCAGAGAAAAAGGCTGAAGAAGAAAAGGCACGGCAAGAAGAGTTTGATAGGTTAAATAAAGAACAACAAGATGTAGAACTACAAAGGCAAGCGGTTGAAAATGCCGAAGAAGAAAGAAGAATAGCTAGATTAGCTCAAGAAACTGAAGATAGACAATTTTTGGTTGATGCTGAACATGATGCTGATATGGAAGCATTTAACAATGCTGTTGCATTTGAAGAAAAGAGAAAAGAGTTAGGTGAAAAAAGAGTTCAAACTGAACAAGAAATACAATCTGCATTAGCAGCAGCACAACAAGCTAACTTAGCCAATGTATCTGCAACCATAGGTGCTCTTGGTTCTTTATTTGAAGAAGGAACGGCAGCATCAAAAGCAGCAGCAATTGCAGAAATAGCTATTGGTACTGGTGAGGGGTTTGTTAATGGTTTAAGTATTGCTCAGAAATCAGCCGAGGCAACAGGTCCTGCAGCAGCATTTGCGTTTCCCCTATTTTACGCAGCTCAGATAGCAGCGGTACTTGCAGCTGCTAATCAGGCTAAAAAGATTCTAACCACCGTGCCTGGCGGAGGTGGTGGTGGAGGAACTATATCAAAACCAACTATACAAACACCTACAAATAACTTTATTCCCGTTGGACAACAACCTGCTGGAACACAATTAACTCCATCGTTTGATGCACCAACAACTCCTGTTCGTGCATATGTCATATCAGGTGATGTTTCTACCGGCTTGGAAGCTGATTCAAGATTGAGGAATCGTAGAACATTGGGCGGATAATCAGTATCAACAAAAAAAGATATAACAAGTATGAACAAATCCATAAAAATTATTAAGTTAGATATCAATGAGTTAGATGACTTATCTGGCGTTGATGCTATTTCTATTGTTTCAGAACCTGCGATTGAAGAAAACTTTATGTTCTTTTCAAAAACTCAACCACATATGTTTGAGTCGTATAGTGATTATCCTGATGGTGTTTCTAACAATGCGGCTCGTGGTATTGAACTAAACGAAAAAGTAAATAATAAATGCGCTACGCAAGTTGGTAAAGTTCGTGCTCAACAACTAGCACAAAAAGAACCTATTTCAGTAGATACAATCAAACGGATGTATTCTTACTTGAGTAGAGCTGAGGAATATTATGATGAAAACGATAATACTGCTTGTGGGACTATTTCTTATTTACTTTGGGGCGGTCTTGCTGCTAAGCGGTGGTCTGAAGCGAAACTCAAGGAGTTGGGATTATTTCAAGGAGAAATAGATGTTTCTACATTACCCAATTATGTAAATGAACCATCAGGTTCTTTAATTGTAAAGGATGTCTACAATACAATTGAAGAAGACATTGAAATGGTT